AAAAATCGACTTGGGGGTTCCCGCACCATTGGGTCCAGAACCCGGGCAACAAAAACGACGCGGGAATCTGGACAACCGGCGAGCTCTATCTTCACGAGGGCGGACTCCGCGCCGCTTGGGCCGCGGCTATGGGCGCCCGCTCCGGGAAGCGCGCCCCGGCGAGCGTTATCAATCATCTTCAGAAGTACCGTCGCGCGCTTGGCATAAACGAGCAACAACGCGGGAAGCTTTATACTCTCGAGCTTACTACCGACGCGCGCTTGGTTCGGACCGAGAAAGACTTCGAAGAGCTCGGCGAAGACTACACCGCCGAGGACCTTTTCGAAGCGGTCGAGGTCGAACTCGCGCCGAATGTATTTAAGAAATCCATTGACGAACGCGGCGACAAAATCCCCACCACCTATTCGGTCGGGGACGCGTTCAAAATGGTTCTTGATTTCGAGGTAATCCAAGTGCAGGATAACCTTATAAAAGAAGCGAAGGTTTTAGCAGTAGAGGTCTCGCTTCCACGACCGGTGGAAAAAGCGGCGTCCATTCCCGAAGAGGAACCGGAGCCCGCGCCGAAGGCGGTCGAGGAAGGTCCCGAAAGTATCACCGCCCCCGCGGTCGATGCGAAAGGCATAGTTGACGACCTCGACGTTGAGCTTCGCGGGTACGCCGCAAAGATCGCGGCTCTTTAGTTTGTTTTTAGTTTTCGGAAAGGAAAACCAAAATGCGTGACATTGCTCTTATCAAAAAAGAACTGGACGCCGCTTATGCGGAAATGAAAGAACTCTCGGTCGGCATCGACAAAGCCGAAGGGGAAGAGAACAAAGACAAAGCTCGCGAAGCGTTCAACGCCAAGCGTGAAGAAGTCGACGCTCTCAAAAAGGAACTCGACGACGCAATCGAGGAAGCCGAACGCGCGAAGAGTATCGCCGCGTCGATCGAAAAAGCCAACACCATGACGACCGTTGTCCCGCCCGCCGGAACAACCGTCGCCGGTAAAGCCGCCGAAGCCCGGGACCACGACAAAGAACTCCGCGCCAAGGAAGGTATTGCCTTGAAGTACATCGAAGGCGGCGCGAAGAGTCTTAGCGGCGAAGAAATGCGCGCCGTGGCTCCGCGTGAAGGCGCCGGCTTCTCGGAAAAGACCGAGGGCGGTATCGTTATGCCCCGTTCTTTCACAATCAAAATGATGGGTTACAGGTGGGCGCGCTCCGTCGGTATGCACCCCGCCGACATTGCTCGCACCATGAAAGCCTCAACCATGGTCTCCGGGACCGACGCCCTCGGCGGCTACACAATCCCCGAAGACTTCCGTCTTCCCATGCTTGACCTCGCGACAGAACAGACCCATATTCTGAATCGTGCAACCGTTATGCCCGCGCCGACCGGTGAAATCACAATGCCGAAAAGCAAACAGACCGACGCGGATGAATACGGCGGCATGGTTGGCGAGTGGATCGAGGAAGCCGGCTTGAAGCCCAAGACCGACACCCGTTTTGAGCAAGTGAAAATTGCGACGCATGAGTACGCAATGCACACGCAAATTTCTATTCGTTTGCTGAATCGCTCGGCCATTGCTATGGAACAGTGGCTTGCCACTCGCGGCCGTCAAGTTATCCTCGACGCCGCCGACAAAGCGTTTATCAATGGCGACGGAAGCGGGAAGCCCCTCGGCTACCTGCAAACCGACGGAATCCGCGAACGCAAGCGGGCGACCTCCGGCACCGTTACCCGTACGGATATTACCAAGCTTAAATATAAGCTGAAGCCGTACCACCGCGCCGGCGCCGTTTACGTTATCGACGATAGCGTTCTCGAGGTTCTCGAAGACTTGACCGACAACGAAGGTCGCCAACTCTTCACCGCATCTATGGCAAACGGACCTTTCGACCGGCTCGCCGGTTATCCGTTCATTTCCACAACCCGCACCCCGAATATCGGGACCGACGGCGACGTGTCCTTTATCGATCTCCGGGAATACTACGTTCCTATGGAACAGGACATTGTCATTAAACGAAGCGACGACTACGACATCGTCCACAATGTCGCGACAATCGTTATGTTTGCGGTAATGGGCGGTAAGCTCGTACAGCCTCGCGTTTGCGCTATTCTCGGCGACGAAGAGACAAGCTGAACAAGCTGAACCAACGCAGTAAAACAGAAGGGGCGGGGACGCCCGCCCCTTCTATCTTAAAAAAGGAGAGCAAGAAATGGGTTGGTACAAAGTAACGAGCAAAGAGGCAATCCGCTACACCGACGAGAAAGGCACCGAGCGCCGCGCTAATTCTGGTAGCGTTGTCAACATAGAACGCCGCGTCGAGGCAAAACGCCTCAAAGCGGACGGTGCCATTGCCCCGCTAGACGAAGCCGGCGAAGCCGCAAACGTCGGGGCGGATTTCACCTTGAAGGAAACATTTACTGACGAGCCGAAAAAAGAAACGCCGGGAAAAAAGAAAAATAAGAAAGGCTCGGGCGGGAAAGAAACTCCGAAGGGTGAAAGCGGCGACCAACTCGAGGTCGGCGCGCTCGTTCAATTCGGCGAAGAAATTGGAGAAGCGGTCGAGATCGACGGCGACTCGGTTCTCGTTAAATTGAGCAAAGACGACAGCGTAAAAGTTAAGCTTTCGGAAGTGGAGGTGATAGGTTGACAACTTACCGAGTCTTAGCCCCGCACGTCTTCCGGGACGACCAAGGGCGCCCTATGCCGAAAATGCCCGGGGACTTGGTCGAAGTTTGCAACCGGCGCCTTGCTATGAAACTTCGCGGCCAAGGGACGATTGAAGCCGACGAGCTTCCGACCCGGGGGGCGTTGCCCCCGCGGAATGCACTCGACCCCGTAACGCGGGTCGCGGTATTTATGCACACGTCGAACTTTTACAGCGGCGGTCGGTTGCACGTTCATCAAATGGCGTGGACTTTGGCGGATATGGGCGGCGAGGTTTTTCTCGTTACCGATCATATCCCCCGGTGGAAAGACGATTACAAGAAAAATAAAAACCTCCATATTCTCGTAGGCGACGACGCCGCCAAGCTTCCCCCGGACATTGACCTAATATTTTCCGACGGTAAAAACATGATGGGGAGGCAGTCGGTCGAGTTCAAGCGGAGGCACCCCTACGTCCCTTTGGTTCTTATCAATTTTGAAACGCCGAATTGGGTCGCCAAGTTCGACCCGAAGACCGCGCCGAAAATGGAAAACCTACGGGACATTTACAGCGCCGCGGATATGTTACTTTGCAACAGCGCCGAAAGCCTTCACTACTTGTTCGAGTATATGCCCGTTACAGTCCCGACCGGGATCGTCCCGCCGGCTATCAATACCCACGCTATTACACCCGGGGCAAAAAACCCGTTACCCCCGGACGTTCTCGCCGCGCCGTATGTTGTGTACTCCGCGCGGTCGAGTTCGTACAAATGCGGGCCGGTCGTAGTCGATACGGTTATGCAATACCCGCACCCGCTAAACCTTGTTCTTGTTGGGCGCCCCTCGGTTGTCCCGACAAGTACGGACCTCCACAAAGTTGTCCATTTTAAGGTTCCCGTAAACGACGCGGGCAAAATGGCAATCATGCGAGACGCGGCGGTTGTTGCGGCGCCTTCACTCTTTGAAGGCTTCGGCATGGTTCCCGGCGAGGCGCTTTGTAATGGGACCCCCGTTGTCGCGTACGACCTCGACGTGCTCCGTCAAAACTACGGCGACCGGATAACCTACGCACAATGGAACAACCCGAACGCATTTAAGCGCAAGGTTTACGAAATTGTCGAGGGCAAGACAAAGCCAAAGATTGACGCCGAAGAAGCCCGGGAGGCGTTCGGAATGGGCGCTATGAAAAAGACAATGCTCGAAATTCCGTACTTCAATTTCAATAAGCGGCGCGTCTCGGCGCAAATGATTTGTTATTACGGGCGCTCGGTTCAAGAAGCGATTGCGTCGGTATACCCACACGTCGAGGAAGTTATCATTGCCCACGGTCCGACGAAGCGTTGGGCGCACGTCAAAGGCGACGACTCGCTCGAGCTAATCAAAGCCTACCCGGATCCGGACAAGAAAATAAAACTGATCGAGCGCAAGCTTTGGGAAGATAAGGGGGAAATGCGTCGAGCCTGTCAAAAGTACATGACAGGAAATCAGCTTTTGATAGTAGACGCCGACGAGATTTACCACGAGCTCGGCGCTTGGGTAGAAAAGGCGCCCGACTTTGGTTGCCCCCGGTGGGTTCATTTTTGGCACGACCTCGAGCACTACGTCGTCGACGTCCCGGGCGACCAAAGGTGGGGCAAGCCGCACCCGCTCGGAGGCGGAACCCATAACCATTTACGGTGGGCGCGTTGGCGCGCTAGTAACGAGTGGACAAGCTACCGGGGGACGGTAGCAAAAGGGGTCGACGGTCGGCGACTTTGTTCTGGCGAGCTTACAGCGCAAGCGGTCGAGGCTTGCCCCCTCGCTTGTATTTACCACCTCGGCCACGTTCAAAGCCCCCGCATGATGAAAGCAAAACACGAGTTCTATCTACGGCGGGACGGGGACCGGCGCAACCGAAGCAAGCGACAAGCGTCTTGGTTCAATTGGGACGGTACCCTCGGGCCTTGCGGCGACGGCGAAGTTCGCGCGGTTTGTTGGGAGCTCCCCCCGCTTGTAAAGAAGGCATTCTCGAAAATCCAAGAAGGGGTACCCGTCAATGGGTAGAGAATTGACCAAGCAAGAAAAAATGGAACTTTGGATTTCCCGCCATATCGAACGCGCGCCGCTCGCGCTTTATGATATTGGGATAGGTCCGAAGAGCGAAGCCAAGACCCTAAAAGAGCAGTACCCCGAAATGAAAGTTTTCGGCGCCGAGCCTTTGGTCGATGAATACCCGGGAAAGCTTCGGAACTTCCCCGGGGAGATTGCCCCGGTTGCGGTAGGGTCAAGAAACGGATTGGTCGATATTTACTACAACCCCGAGAACCTTCTCGACGCGAGCGCGAAGCGCCGGACCGACGCGCAAATAGGGCATAAGGTCACCCCGCTTTGGACTCTCGACCGCTTCGACGCGTGGTACAAAAGCCCGAAGCGTATCCTCTTGTGGATGGACATAGAGGGTATGGAACTCGAAGCTTTGGAAGGTGCCGAGAACCTTCTCGCGAGTCACCGCGTCCGGTGGATAAATCTCGAAGAGCGCCGCGAAGCTCTCCCCGGTTGGCCGGACCCGAAAGAAATCCGCGAACTCTTGGCGGGGTACGGGTACCTCCGAGTGCAGGAATACAACCGGCACCCCCAACACCAAGACGTGATTTATAAATACAAGGACGAAAAATAATGGCGAACATTCGGAGCTTGATCGAGTACGACGCGCAACACCCGAAGAAAGCGGGGAGCAACCTCGAGGAAAAGCTTTTTCTTTTCGGGCTTGTCCGAATGATAAAGCCGGCGCGGGTTCTCGAGATAGGGGTAAGCGCGGGACATATGACCGCGTGGCTTGCGCTCGCTCTCGAACAAAACAAAAAGGGCGAGCTCGTAAGCGTCGACAACTTCAGCAAAGCCCACGGCGGCGAAGCCGGAGACGAGAAGCCCGCGCGCCGGCGTTTGGCGGCGAACGGTCTCGCAGAGCGGGTCGACTTTGTCAAGTCGGACTCCGTCGAGTTTTTGCAGAAGCAACCGGACAATTCGTTCGACTTTGTTTGGGTCGACGGCGACCACTCTTTCGACGGCGCCCGGGCGGACATTGTCGAGGCGCTTCGGGTTGCCCGTTATGTCGTCGGGGTACACGACACGAACCAACTTTACGACGGACCCCGGGAAGCAATTAAGGCAATCATGCCCTTGCAAACCCTCGGCTTTTGGGTCGAAGGTTGTCGGGGAATTTGGCTTTACAATGTGGGGCGCGAAGCATGAACAAGGCGAAGGTTTACGGAATACAACGAAGCGGAAACAATTGGCTTCAATGGCTACTTGCTGCAAACTACCGCGTCAAAATAATGGGGGCCAATTTCGGTTGGACTCACGGACCCTACAGCACCGACGCCGAACTGGCGGGGACGCTTAATCTGGTAATAAGCAAGCACCCCGTCGAGTGGCTTCCGAGTATGCACCGGTTCCACAAAGTACACCGCGGTTTGACCCTCGCGAAGTTTATCAGAACAGCGGACGCAATCGAGAAGTGGAACAGCCTATACGCCGGACACGTCGCCAACGCCGAAGCCTTCGGCGCTCGGTTCATTCGCTACGACGACTTGCTCGCCGACCCCGAGGGCGTTCTCGAAGCTACCGTCGCCGGGGACCTCGCGCGGAAAGATCAACCTTTTAGAAGCGCCGACGGTCAACATATGAACACCCGAATGTTGCCGACGTCGCGTAAATTTGATAAAAACCACTATCTCAAAAAAGTATATCTCAATCATTATACACCCGAGCTACTCGAAGAAGTACAAGCCCGGGTAGACTGGAAGGTAGCGAGCGCCCTCGGGTATGAAAGGATCGCGCTATGAGTCTTGTGACAGTAGACGAAGTTAAAGCAATAGGTCGGATTGACTACAGCACCCACGACACCGAGATACAGCTTTTGATTGACGGCGCCGAGAGCTACGTCGAAAGCTATTGTAATATAAAGCTATCGAGCGCGAGCTATACCGACGAGCGGGTCGACGCCGACGGGGGTCCGGACCTCTACCCGAAAAACCTCCCGATAACCGCGGTCGCTTCGGTTAAAGACGCATGGGACGACGACACGGTCGAGGACTCGGACGAGTATTACTTTACAGACACCCGAATTGTGCAAGACCTCCGGGACGGAACTTGGGAAGAAGGCGAACTCCGGTGGAAGGTTAGTTATACCGCCGGATATACTTCGGCGACCGCGCCCAAGGGATTAAAAAACGCAATTATCGGGCTCGCCCTTCTGGCGTACAACAACCCCGAAGGCGCAAAGAGCAAGAGCGCCCAAGGCGCGAGCGTGTCCTTCGACCGGCTCGCCGACGGGAACATAAACGCACAACTCGACGAGTTTAGTCTATACCGGTATGTGGAGTAGAGAAAATGAACTTGACCCCGTACAACAGATATCGACCAACGAGAACGAGCGACGGACAGGGCGGGTTTACTGAAACCGCCGGGGACGCGTCGACCGTTTACGGGATACTCGAGTACCAAGAGAGCGAGCCCCGGTTCCTCGCTCGTCGAGAAAGCGACATAGAAAAGGGTGACTTGATCGAAGTCGCCGGGGAAAGTTACCGGGTAACGACAACGCGAAAAATTGACGGAACCGACACACAGGAAGTGTCGCTCGAAAAGGTAGATAAACCAATTTAGTAAAGGAGAGCAAACCATGGAAACCACCGAACTTGTTACAGCATTGGTCGCAATAATCGGAGCCTGTATTATGATCGTAACCCGGGCTTTGCTCGCGTACCTCGGCAAGTCTGAAGCGGTCAAAAAGTTTGACCATTACAAACCCTTCGCAATCGCCGCGGCGAAATGGGTCGAGGAAAAAGTCCCCGACGACTACGGCGCCGACGCCGAAGACACAGCAACCGCCCGGGCGGTCCATAAGCTCGATATGTTTTTAGCCAAGTTCAACGAGACCGTTGTAAAGTTCGACGGGAAAGAACCGAGCGAAGAGCTAAAGCGCGAGGCTATGAAATGGTCGGTCGAGCTTGCCGAACGCCTCAACCTTTTGAAGAAAAAAGAAGGGTAAGAAATGGGTTGGCTTTCTATCCTTCTTGATTTTTTGGGGAGTGTATTCGCCAAGGTTTTAGGGCAAGCACTCGAGACCCCGGGAGAAACGGAAAATGTGGAAAATGTGGAAGGTACCGCTCGGCCTATTTCTAGTGACGAGCTTGCTCGCCGCTACGGGTTGCACGATAGGGATAAAGCAGAATAACACGACGGTTCTACACGACCCGATACCATTCCCGGAATCGGCGAAGGGTACGCCGCGGATCGCAACAAACCGTAAGGTCCCGATTGCGATTGACGGGGTAAAGGATAAAACCTTTTTGAAAGACGTCGGCGGCTACGTTGTTGTTACCCCGCTTTGGTACGCCGAGCTTATTCGCAACTGGAACAAAAACAACGGAGAACAATAACATGGGCTTGGCCGATTTTTTGGAAATTGTGAAAACGCTCGGGCTCCCCGTCGCGCTTTTGCTTTTGTTTGTATACTTCGATATTCAACGCCGAGCCAAAGACGCAAAGGAAAAGACCGGACTCGTCGAACGCTTGGCGGCACTCGAAGAGCACCAACGGACCGAACTTCAAAAGCTCGTTGTAGAAAATACAACGGCGTTACAAAATCACGCGGAAGCAAGCCGGGAAATGATTCAGTCCGCCCGGGAGCAAACACAAATTCACCGGCAACTTATAACCGCGTTACGGACGCGGCCTTGCTTGGAAAATACTATTGACCATATCGAGGGCACCCATTGAATTTGAAGTTCTCGCTAGTCTCAAAGCTGAACACGTCACAAATTAAGTTGAAGACGCAGCAAGGCACAACGCGCCGGTTGCTCCGGGCGGGGCTTCTCGTAGAGCGAGAAGCGAAAAAGCTTTTACTAAAGGGCGGCGGGCGCGCAGGACCCCCGCAAGTGAAAGCAGAAAAATATTACTACGGCGAACCGAAAGAAGAGTGGGTCCGGGCGTCCGCCGAGGGAGACCCGCCGAACGTACAAACGGGCGACCTCCGGGACAGTATCAAAACAGAAATGCGGGGGCTCTTTACCGTAGTTGTCGGACCCTCGGTTTTCTATGGTAAGTTCTTAGAGTTCGGCACCCGCCTTATGGCGGCGCGGCCGTTTATGCGTCCGGCGCTTCGGAATGCGCGCAAAGAAATACCGAAGCTTTTCAAGGGGATTCTATGAGCATTCTCAAAGCTATTTACGACGCTATAAAAAACGACGCAACAGTTACGGACGACTTAGCCACCTATGATTTCGGAAGCGGCAACGAGCCGGCGATTTTTACAACGCAACCGCCACCACCGGATGCACCCGCGCCACTCGTTGTACTTGTCCAGACCGGGGGGAACCTCATCGGACGAGACCGCTCGACGCGTGGGGGAGAGTTTGAAATAGACGTTTTTGTTTGGGGTAATCGCGGGGAGTCTGAAAAAACGATAAACGATTTAGCTATGAATTTATGGCGCGCGCTTGACCGTGTAAACTTGACGGTCTCGGGATATGACCCGGTCTATTGTTTGGCCGAGCCCCCCGAGCGGGCGCCGGATACCGAAGGCTATCCCGGGTATCTAATTCGGACCCGCGCGCTTATCAGAGAAACCAGTTAAACAAAGAAAGGAAACAAACCAATGGCAACCATTGTTGGATATGATTGCGTTTTGTACTACAACAACGGAACCTCCGGGAGCCCTTCGTGGCTCGAACTCGATACCGTTCGGGACGTAACTTTGAACCTTGAACGCAACGAGGTTGACGACACGAGCCGCACCACCGCCGGTTGGCGGTCGCGTCTCGCCGGTCTCGCGCAATGGGGCGCGGACTTCGATATGATCTACAACACCGACAACACCGCATGGCAGAAAGTCCGGGAGTCTTTCTTCCTCAATACTTCGATTGAAGTTTTGATTCTCGACGGCGATATTTCGGTCGACGGTCAAGAGGGGCTAAGGGGTACAGTCTTCGTGACAAGCTTCGAACGCTCCGAACCTCTCGAAGAAGCGGTAACCAACGCGACGACTTTCGTCGGCTCCGGTACCCCGACTTGGGTTATCAGTTCCGGCGGCGTTGTTGTGCCGGTTGACGGTAGCTAAAGACCACGGTGGGACTTGATCGCCCCGGGAGCGGTACGGCGCGAAGTGGGAGCGGGGTTCCCCGTACAGGACCCCGTTATTTTTGAAAGAAAAAAGGAGAGCAATTGTGGACAACCAAGAAGAGACCTTGAACGCGGTCATAGTAGACGGCTCGCGAGCGAAGGGGTAAGCGTCTCCGATTTTTATAAGCGGATAAATCTCGTACCGCTACCGCAAATTACCGAAGCGGTAAAGAACGCGGTCGTCGAAGCCTTCCCGCAAGCGGCGGGTAAGCTCGATGGGGAAGCTTCCAGCCCTTTCGACCTTGGCGGCTCGAAGACCTCTACCGACTTGCAGCAGTCGCCGGAGTCGACCCAAGAAGTCGAAGCATAACGCCGCGACAACTTTGTTGGATGGTAGAGGCAAAGCAGGAAGCCGCGTGGGACCATACCGCGGCGGTAATGGCTTTGATTTTCAATGTAAATTCAACAAAAAAGAAAATGACGCCGACGGACTTCCACCCGTACAGGACACGCAAAAAACGGAGCGGGGAAAAACGCAAAAAAGGAGTTCCGCTTTCGGAGTTCAAACGGGTTTTAGTTAAGAACAAAGGAGGGAAAACACAATGAGCGCGGGCGGAGTAGTGGCGGGCAATGCCACGGTTATTATAGGGGTCGACCTTACAGCTTTTCAACGCGGCATTGCAACCCTTCAAGCAAAAATGCAACAGGCGTCGCAACAGATAAGCCAAGTGTCGTCGTCGATTTTGCGCGTTGCGGCTCCGGTCGCCGCGGGCTTCGGCGTCGCAGTCAAAACAATGGCGGACTTTGAGCAAACTATGGCCGGGGTGCAAGCGGTAACGCAAGCGACCGGGGACAACTTCGACGCTATGTCGGCGAAAGCCCGCGAGCTCGGAGCCACGACGTCTTTCTCCGCAACCGAAGCCGCCGAAGGAATGCGGTTTTTAGGTATGGCGGGTTTTGACACGCAACAAATTATCGCCGGTATCCCTTCAGTTTTGAACCTCGCCCGGGCAGGAATGATTGACCTCGGCCGAGCGGCGGACATTGCGTCGGACATTGGGACCGCGTTCGGAATTTCCGCGGACAACATAAGCAGGGTGTCGGACACGCTCGCCATTACCGCGTCTTCGGCTAATACCTCAATCGAGCTTATGGGAAATTCCATGCAGTACCTCGCCCCGGTCGCCGCCGCGGCGGGTCAATCCCTCGAAGACGCCGCGTTGGCAATCGGTCTTTTAGGCAACGCCGGGATTAAAGGCTCGGCGGCGGGCACGAGTTTGTCGGTTGTACTCCGGAGGCTCGCCGACACCGGGGTCCAAAAGATGCTTCGCGAAATGGGGGTCGAGGCGATAGACGCGGCGGGGAATATCCGACCCGTTACCGACGTTGTCCGAGAGTTAGGCGCGGCAACGACAGACCTCGGAGGCGCCGAGCGTCTCGCGTTGTTTACTGAATTGTTCGACGCCCGGGGGGCAAAAGCCGCGATTAACCTCGCAAGGGCTACGGGCGACTCGGTCGATAAACTCAAGATGCAGATAGAAGGCGCGGAAGGCTCCGCGCAAAGAATGGCGGACACAATGAGCAACACCACGCAAGGCGCGTGGAAGGAAATGTTATCCGCCGCGCAAGAGCTCGCGATTGTGATAGGCTTTCAGCTTAAAGATTCAATCGTCGGGTTGCTCAAAGATTTGAAGGGCGTCGCCAACTCGGCGGCGTCGTGGGTCAAAGAAAACCGGGCGCTCGTCGTTGGCGTGGCAAAGATAACCGCGGGCGCTCTTGCTCTGGCGATTGCGCTAAAAGGCGTGGCGGTCTTTATCGGCGTTGGCGGCTTTTTGCTCGGCGGGTTTTCAAAGATGGTGTCGGTCATTGGTTTACTAGTGAAGGGGGTCCTCGCCGCGAAGACCGGGTTCGGGCTTTTGGCCGCTTCCTTTGGCGGACCAATGGCGGCGGGGATTGTTCTCGTTGGGGGTTTGATCGTAGGCTTGACCGCAAAAATCGCGTCGCTAATTCTTGAAATCCGAGAAGCCGAAGCGGCGACGAAAGAGCTTGAAGCAAATCGCGCCGCGCAGAACCAAGGTCTCGTCGAGTCCGGCGCGACTCCGTACTCGAAAGCAAAAGCCGACCTACAAGAGTTTATAAAAGCACAACAGGAACTCGGGCGCACCGATAAAGAAATAATGGCCGAGCTTATGCAGGGGCAACAGGTGTACGCCCGGACCATTCGCCAAGTATGGACCGAGGGCAACGCACTAAGCAAGGAAGCGTTCGCCATTCGGCAACAAGACGCCGAAACAAACCTCGACATCTTGCTTGACCTCGAGACGCAAGGGCTTGACGCCTTTATGAGCAACGAGGAGAAAAAGGCCGAGGTCGCCAAAGCGGAAGGAAAAAAGCGGGTCTCGATAGCGAAGGAAGTCCTCGATAAAATTCTTAGCATTGAAAAAGGACTTCAAGAGGATTTGGCACAACTCGCGCAAGACCGCGCCGAGGCAATCGAAGAACGC